CCTGGGGTAAGTTCCCCAGTTGAACCTCAGAAGGAAATCCCAATGCCCCTCTGCAACTGTCATGACTTGGAGAAAAAGACTATTGGACATGTTGTCCCTGGTAGGACGGTAATATTGGATTCACAACCTCAGCAGGTTCATCGTGTTGTGTTGCCGAATGGTGAGCTCCAGTACCACAATCTGAATTGTCAGATTGTGGGGTGGATTGAGCACCAGAGGCAGCCAATAAAAGAAATGAACATGACTGCTCAAGAGGAAATGTTGATGTTGATCAAGCAAATGAAGCAAGATCAGGAAGCGTTGCAAGCACAAATGGCTGAGAAAGTCAGGATGCGCGATGCTGAAGTGGAAGCTTTTAAGGCTGAGATCCATCGTATGACATTGAATTATCAGCAGAATATGGACATATACAGGAAGGGAATGGCGGAATTGGTACAGCAGAGCCAAAAGATGGCGGAACAGATCCGCGATCTTAAGGCACAACGTGCCAAGGAACAGCCGCCTCCCCCTCCTGTTCTTACAATGGAGGAAAAAGCCGCTAAGTGGGAAGAGATGCAGGAGCGGGAGAAACAAAAGAAGTTGAGGAAAGCTCAGAAGGCTGTTGAGCCAAAAGTTGAGTTGGTACAGGCTTCTTTGCCCGCTCCGCCCCAGCCCCAGGTTAATCCTCCTGATGTTCCTGTAGTTAGAGAGAATGCTGAGTCCAGTAAAAAGGCAAAGAAGCGAAGGGGAAAGGCGAAAGCCAAAGTACAACAAGAATCTATGCCTTTAAACTCCAGGGGGGAGGGACGTTAGTCACCTCCCCACATTTCAAGTTATATGAAAAGAAAGGTACGAAAATCCATACTACACCTAAGCAGTGGCAGAAGGATGAACGTGTCAATTTTGAAATGGCTGGAATGGAAAATTTTGTTGCGCCTAGAACGGATGTTGAGGCTGAGAAGAGAAGTTTCATGTATCATCAAAAATATGTGAATACTGCACCTTGGCCTAAATGTCATGCTCAAGCGTTGCAGAAACTGGAGGTTTTGTATCGTCATGCCCAATGGGAAATCCCAAAAGATTGGCGAACTCGTGATCATGTTCGGGATAAGATCATGCAGGCTAATCAACAAGCAAATCCAGGTGTTCCATTATGTGAAAGTGGCTCGACTATAGAGGATGTGATAAATGTCCTTGGTATTGAGACATGTATCGATATGGTCCACGAGAGAATGAGTTTGCTGTTGGATGGCCAGTATGATTCGGATCCGGTTCGGGTTTTTGTTAAGCAAGAGCCCCATACTCGCGAGAAAGCTGAGATAGACCGTTGGCGATTGATTTGGTTAGTTTCTTTTGTCGACCAGATAATAGATGCAATCCTCTTCGACCCCTCTCTTGATGCTGAAATTAAAAACCATGAAAAGATTCCTTCTAAGACTGGTTGGACTTGGCATAAAGGTGGGATGAGGAGGTTGTATACCGACCTAGATACAGGGCGACCAGGGATGAAGTATGGGTCATTGGATAAGAAATTTTGGGACTGGAGTGCACATTTGAGTGTTTATGACGCTGATGAGCAGACAAGGAAGAGAACCTGCATAACGCCTGATTGTAAGGATAAGCAGGATTTTTTCTTTATTATGACGATGCGTTATGATTTACTCAAAGCTGAGCCAACTCAGCCGACAGGCGCATGCATGCAGTTTTCGGATGGACAGGTCTTCCTCCAAACGGCTGGTGGAATTGTAAAAAGTGGATCGAAGATAACGATCTCCCTTAATGGTCGAGGCCAAATTTATCTTAAGATTTGTTTTTGCGAGGAAACACAGCCAGATGGTTATGTTGAAGAACTACATAAGTTAGCAAGCATGGGCATGACAGCTTGGAGAGGCTTGGTAATATCGATGTTGACCAATACGCAGAATGGTTGAGGGCTCATGGCTATCACCCGAAGTATGCTGACATTGGTAAACTAATGGATATGCATTTTTGTTCCCATGGGTTCCGGGACCTTAAGAATGGGGCTATAGTTGGTGAAAGTTTGAATAAATTGAAGCATGTGTTTGCTCTCAATTGGAGGATGCCGGAAAAGGTGGATACTCTGCCTGAGATGGTGTCTTCTTATTTGATTGAGCATGTCACGGACAAGGATACAGACTTTTACTATTATCTCCGTGCCCTGATGACCGAATTGGATCCCACACAACTTAGATCAACCGAATATTATATGAGATTGCATACAGGCTTTGAGTCTGGTCTCGATGATGGTGATCTTGGTATTGTGTTGGAGCCAAGGTGGGATCGCAATGAATTGGTCGATGACTATTTTTTAGCCGACCATAATTAACCAATTTTACGGTGTATGGAACAGCTGGTGGCGTTAGACACCAGTGGTTTGAAGCGTTATTTGTCCGCCATACTCAAACTCCTGGGTGCGCAGAGCCCCCTATGGATCCCCGAGGTACGTCATTGTAGACCTGCTCTACCAAAGCAGGGGGGGGAAGGTGGGGGAGTCTCTCTCTCCGCACCCTGTTGAGGCTATAGGGAACCGATGGAAGTAGGTTTGAAGCGTAAGTGCACCCTATTCAGTTGGGTTGAAACCAACGTGGGTTCGAATCCCATACTGTCAGGTTGACTACCTGGCTTTTAAACTTATGAGGTCCGTTGCGCGAGGTTGCGTGCAATTTTAATAATTGCAAAGAAATGGTAGTTTCGAAAAGTGAAAAGGAAGCAAAGAAGCGTCGCAGAAAGGCGAGAAAGAAAGCCGTGAGGATCGCGATGGCTCAGGAGAAAGTTATTAAAGTTGAACCGACTGCAAAGCTGGCTAAGAAAGCTGGCAAGATAAGACAGAGGTACGACAAGATGACAAATGAGTATTTGTACTCGATTCTTGAGCCTTTTGATTATGTGGGGTGTAAGATTCCAGATTTGGAAACTTACCCTTCCACAACTTTCTTCGTGAGACAAAGGTGGACTATCCCGTCAGATGCGAATGGTCTGTTTGCAGCTATGATCACTCCTTGGCATAAAAATATGTTCTTTAACAACATGACTTTCCCTAATACAGGCATTGCGGGTCAAACTATGACCTGGAGTGCCATTTCTGGGATAGATGCTGCTCAAGAAGCCACTATTTTGGCGAATTTTGCGATGGCGCGCCCTGTGTCTTGTGGTATAAAGTTAAGTTACATTGGTAGCGTACTTAATGCTCAAGGCACTCTGGCGGCTGCCATCTATGATCCGTCAACCACACTACCCTCCACATATGCACAACTGACACAAGGACCTGATTTTACAGAGACTTCGATTTCTGCTGATTCTGCCTCTATTGAGGTTAGGTGGAAGCCGATGTCATTGTTGAATCAGAACTATATCCCCATAGCTTATTATCCGGTACCAAATGGGGCGGCCCAATTTTGGTTTCCCACGAGCGCCACTGCAAATACGGCGGCATATTGTCAGGCACAATGGGCGGCAAACCTCTCGGGGGCTGTTGCCCGTATGATGCCTTTCAATCACCCTGTTATTGTTGTGGCAGCATCTGGGTTACCGGCGGGTGGCCCCATGGCGGCTCCGTTGATAAAGGTAGAGGTGATAGTTAATTTTGAGGCTACAATCCAGTCACAGACTTTAGCACTGGGAGGCCAGGTCTCTGTGACGCCAAGTCCCACTAACTTGGCGCACATGGAACAAGTTTCCCAAGTTTTGCCGAAGATTCCTGTTGCTAGAATGTCGAAATCCTCGAATTTTGTAGAGAGTGCTCAGAGGTTCTTATCTGGTGCTGGTACTGTGGCAAATGTGGTTGCCAAGGTCGCACCTATGGTAGCAGCGTTGATCTAGCCCTTAGTCCGGGCACGTGAGAAATAAATTCAACACCCCACGATGGGTACGGTGTTGGAGTGATCGTCGACACTATAAAAGGACGGCCGTAGGGATGCGTATTCA